ACCGTTTCCAAACCATCACTGTTTCAAGCACAACTAACTTACCAGTTGGCACTGCACTTGAAATTGAAGGCGTAGAAGCTGTGCATCACATCACTAAACAAGGTACTGGTTTTTCTAAAACCTTCCGCGTTGTTTCAGTAACTAACGGCACTACTTGCGTTATTACACCTCCAATCATCTCTGCCCAAGGCGGTACTGATGCTGAGTTGCAATACCAAAACTGTATCGTAACTGCTGCTGCTGGTCGTGTAATCAACCGTTTGAATACTACTACTGCACCTGTAAATTGCTTCTGGCAAAAAGATGCTTTAGAGATTCTGCCTGGTCGTTATTCAGTTCCTTCAGACGCTGGTGTTGCAGTAATGCGTGCATCAACTGATCAAGGTATCGAATTGGTTATGCAGAAACAATACGATGTGAATACTATGAAAACCAAGTATCGTTTAGATACATTATTTGGTGTAGTAAACAAACAGCCTGAAATGTCTGGCATCTTGTTATTTAACCAAGCCTAATTAGGAGCAATACCATGAGCTATAACATTGTTTTTACCCAAGGCACAGCAACCGTAACAGTTCCTGCTGCTGAATCAATCGCTGTTCAATCTTACTCAGCAACTAGCGTGTTCAATGAAGTTGGTTTCCCTAACTTCCCTGAAGCACAAGACTTGTTGGGTGTAGTTGAAAACACAACCACAGTATTTGGCCCATACGCTGCTGGTGCTACCATCGTTATCCAAGCTGGTGCATCTGGTGCTACTTATGCGGTTGGTACAGACCCTGTTATATCTGACAGTGGTAAGTATCAAACACAAGATACACCAGGCGTATTAAATGCAACTGGTACAATTACACCTGCAATGATTCTTTCAGGTATCCTTACATCAACAACTGCTGCTGCTGTTGCTGGTACTTTGCCTACTGGCGCAGTATTAGATGCAGCGAGTGAGTTTGCTGTAGGTGATTCATTTGATTGGTCAGTAATTGCAACAGGTGCTAATGCCTTCACTGTAACGGCTGCTGCAACTGGTCATACAGTTGTTGGTACTGGTGCTGTGGCAACTGTAACATCAGCCATCTGGCGCACTCGTAAGACTGCTGCGGACACATTTGTGTCTTACCGTTTGTCTTAATGTAATAAAACAGGTCAGTGGTTATCTGCTGGCCTGTTCTTTTTGGAGTATATTATGCCAATGTCAAAAGGTTATTCTAAGAAAACCATCGGTAAGAACATAGCGATGGAAATGAAATCAGGTAAGCCACAAAAGCAAGCTGTTGCTATTTCATTAAGCGTGGCAAGCAAGGCTGCTAAAGCTGCAGGTAAACCTAGCAAAGCACCAATGAAAAAGAAATGATTAGATCAGCCGCAATAATTAAAGACAAGGCTCTTTCACCAGCGAAAGAGTTACGTCAACAAAAGAGACGCTTGAAAAAGCAGGAAACCATAGAACGTAAGGCAACTAAAGTTCATCGCCCATCGCCTATTGGTTATGTTAAAGAAGTAATAAATGAAGTACCAGACATTGATTTAAATGAATTGACACGTGATGAAATGTTGCAGCAATCTGATAAAATAGGTTTAGTTGTAAATAAGCACTGGTCAAACGCCACATTACTAAAGCATATAAATGATGCAATGGGGATTTAAATGGGATATACAAAAAGACAATTTATAAGTGCTGCGCTAGAGGAAATCGGTCTAGCATCTTATGTCTTTGATATGCAGCCAGAGCAACTTGAATCTGCTTTACGCAGACTTGATGCAATGATGGCTGACTGGAACGCTAAAGGGATTAGGCTTGCCTATCCAATACCATCCAGCCCACAAGATAGTGACCTTGATGAGGAAACTAACGTACCTGATTCAGCTTATGAAGCTATTATCTGTAGTCTAGCTATACGTCTAGCACCAAGTTATGGCAAAACAGTAATGATTGAAACTAAGACTACTGCTAAACAGGGTTATGACATATTGCTACAACGTGCAACATTCCCACTTGAACAACAACTACCAGCAACCATGCCAGCAGGTTCAGGTAATAAACCTTGGAGAGTATATGACGATCCGTTTATCAGACCGCCATATAATCCAGTTGATGCTGGCCCAGACGGCCCACTTGAATATAATTAAGGATTATCATGCCAACCATTAATCAATTACCAGTTCTTAACACAATCTCAAGTGGTGATCAGTTACCTGTTTACTCACCAAACAATGGTGATGCACGTAGAACTTCCATCGGTAGCTTGCTGACATACTTTCAGCAGACCTTTGCATCACCTACACTATCAACCAATTTATATGTGCCTGGCACTGGTTTTAATATCACAGTCCCAACACCTGTAAGCGATGATCAATGGATGCTTCTGCAACCTGCTGGAACGCTTGCTGCTGGAACTATTACATTACCGCTTAACACTGGCGTGCCTGATGGCACTACGGTGCTTATAACAACCACCCAAGAGATTACATCACTAACGATTGCATTGAACGGTGCGTCTGCTATTTATGGTGGCGTGACTTCATTGGCGGCAGGAACGGCTACAGCCATTCGTTTCTATCAGCCAACCAACTCATGGTATCAAATCAATGCTGAAACAGTTTACGCTGCTGGCATACAAACATTTTTAGCCACACCATCATCTGCAAACTTACGTGCAGCAATGACTGATGAAACTGGCACTGGCTTACTTGTATTTAATACAAGCCCAACACTTGTAACGCCTGTTATTGGCGCAGCCACAGGTACGAGTTTAACCGCTTCAGGCGCAGTGGTATCAACTGGAACGGCTGGTGTTGGTTATGCTACAGGTGCTGGTGGTACAGTTACTCAAGGCACAAGCCGTACCACAGGTGTCACATTAAATAAAACAACTGGTTCTATTACATTATTCAGTGCAGCAGGTTCAGCTACGGCTGCATCATTTACAGTGACTAATAGTACTGTAGCAGCGACTGACGTTATTATTCTTAATCAACAGTCAGGCACAGACTTATACGATCTAGCTGTAACTGCTGTTGCTGCTGGTAGCTTTAGAATTACATTCCGCACAACTGGTGGCACAACGACAGAGACTCCAGTGTTTAACTTTGCTGTGATTAAAGGCGTGGCTGCATAATGCCAGCTAAAAAATCCACAGTTAATAAAGCTGGGGTTTATACTAAGCCAACCATGCGTAAAGCATTGTTTGAAAAAATTAAGGCTGGCACTTCTGGTGGTGAGCCAAATGAATGGTCTGCTAGAAAAGCGCAACTTTTGGCTAGGGAATATAAAGCCAAAGGTGGTGGTTATAAATCATAACTGGAGTGCATCATGCGTTTTTTGCCTAATGGTAAACCAAGCATCCCAGTTAAACAGCAACCAAATAAAAGCAGGTTAGCTAAAGTTCCACTTAAGGCTAGGAAAAAATGAAACCTTCACAAAAAAGTCTAAAAGATTGGGGCAAGCAAAACTGGCGCACTAAGTCAGGCAAGCCATCGTCTGAGACTGGTGAACGCTATCTGCCAGAGAAAGCTATCAAAGCATTAACCGCTGCCGAGTATGCAGCCACAACCAAAGCCAAGCGTGAAGGCACAAAGGCTGGTAAGCAAACTGTTGCACAGCCTAAGAAGGTTGCTAAGAAAGTGGCGAGGTTCAGATGAAATCACCTGTATGGCAAACTAAAGCTGGGCAAAACCCTAAAGGTGGATTAAATGCCAAGGGTAGAGCCTCGTATAACAAAGAGACTGGTGGCAATCTAAAAGCACCTGTTAAGTCTGGTGACAATCCTCGCAGAGCATCTTTTCTAGCACGTATGGCTGGCAATGCTGGCCCAGAGTATAAAGATGGCGAACCTACCCGATTGTTGCTATCTTTAAAGGCTTGGGGTGCGTCATCTAAAGCCGATGCAAAGGCTAAAGCCAAAGCAATCACCACACGTAATAAAGCTAAAAAATAATGCAAATCCCTATCCTAAATGGCATCTTTGTTGATAACACACCAGAGTTACGCACTAGTTATCCAGTAAACCTAGTTCCAGTCCCTAAAGAGTCTGGCATTAGCGGTGGATTCTTACGCCCAGGCGATGGATTAGTGGCAAATGGTACTGGCCCAGGCATTGATCGTGGCGGTATTAACTGGCAGGGTAAACTGTATCGTGTGATGGGAACTAAGCTGGTAGAGATTGACAGCGCAGGTACAGTGACCACATTAGGTGATGTTGGTGGCCCTACAACAGAGTATGTGACATTTGATTATAGCTTTGACTTATTAGCCATCGCATCTGGTACACGTTTGTACTATTGGAATCCAGCAACATCAACGCTAGTCCAAGTAACTGACCCAGACTTAGGTGTGGTGTTGGATGTTGTATGGGTTGATGGTTATTTTATGACCACCGATGGTGAGTTCTTAATTGTTACTGAACTGAATGACCCTACAATAGTTAATCCATTAAAGTATGGTTCATCAGAAGTTGACCCAGACCCTGTGGTGGCTTTGCTAAAGCTACGCAATGAGATTTATGCGTTAAACCGTAACACCATCGAGGTGTTTGATAACATTGGCGGTGCGTTGTTTCCATTTGAACGTGTCGATGGCGCACAGATACAAAAGGGCGTGATAGGCACGTTTGCTTGCTGTGTGTTTATAGAGAACATTGCTTTTTTAGGCAGTGGGCGTAATGAAGCACCAAGTATTTATGTGGGCGCAAATGCAACTGCTAATAAAATAAGCACACAAGAGATTGACAACTTACTTTTGGAATATACCGAGCTTGAACTTGCTAAGGTTAAATTAGAGGCTAGGAACGATAAAAACCACCAACACCTGTATGTTCATCTACCAAACAAAACAATAGTCTTTGATGCTAGTGCAACAGCAGTGTTGGGCAGCCCTGTATGGTTTACTCTTACAAGCACCATTGTAGGCTTTGCACAGTATCGTGCTAGGAATATGGTCTATGCTTATGACAAGTGGTACATAGGCGATCCACAAACAAATAACATTGGTTATTTTGTGCAAGACATAGGTAGCCATTGGGGTGAGCAAGTGCGTTGGGAGTTTGGCACATTGATTGTTTACAATGAGGGCAGAGGCGCATTGATGCAACAGCTTGAGCTTGTTAGCTTAACTGGCAGCATTGCTTTAGGTAAAAACCCTAAGATAAGCACAAGCTACACAGTTGATGGTAAAAAATACAGCCAAGAAAAAGCTATATCAGTAGGCATGGTCGGAAACACCACAAAGCGCATAGCATGGTTTCAGCAAGGCCACATGAGGAACTGGCGCATACAACGCTTTAGTGGTGACAGTGATGCCCATGTATCCTATGTAAGATTAGAAGCGCAACTAGAGCCATTGGCGTATTGATATGGCAGTACAAAAACTAAACTTAACGCGCGATCAGCTTTCAAGTTTCCTGCAAAACTTTGAGCAGATAAAACAGTTTGAGAGATTGTTTGCGGTTGCTGACCAAGTTGCACCAAGCGCAGATACTACTGGTATCAGTATTGAAGCTGGTATTGCAAACGCAACGGCTAATGATGCTCTAGCGCAAATACTAAGACTTGCACAAGACACAGCAGTTAATGGTGACAACAAAGGTGTTCAGGCTTTAGATTCTTTTGCTCGTATATCAAATACAGTAGAGATGATGGCACTAGCACCAATACATAATAATGTAGAATTATCACATGATGTTAATGGGATATTACCGTATGCAAACCAAACAGCGCGAGTGCGTTCAAATCAGGTGCTAACATGGCTTTCGATGTAATAACCCCAACCAAGCTAGGACAAGCTGCTATCACAGTAGGCGTAACTACGCTTTATACTGTACCAGCAGCCACACGTACATTGCTTAAAGAACTAAGCATTGCTAACACAACTGCTGCTACTATTAACGTGCGAGTTTTCTTAGTGCCATCAGCAGGTGCAGCAGGAACGGATAACGCATTTTTATATGATGTGCCTGTACCTAACAACAATGCTTTGCAATATGATGGAATACAAGTAATGAACGCTGGTGATACAATTCAAATACAAGCGGCTGCGGTTGGTTTAACCATTACCGCTAGTGGCGCAGAAGCGGTTTAAGGAGATAGACATGGCAGTAATAGCAAAACCACTAATTGGCTCTAAACAAATGGAAGCTGCACAGACAACGCAATATACTGCGACTAACTGCACAGCCATCATTGATAAGTTTACAGCGACTAATACCACAGCATCAAACGCATTAATTAGCGTTAATCTGGTGTCCTCTGGCGGTGCGGCTGGTACTGCTAACTTAATCGTGGATAACAGGCCAATTGCACCTGATGAAACTTACACATTCCCAGAGCTAGTAGGTCAAGTATTGGCTGCTGGTGGATTTATTTCAACAACTGGCACTGCTGCTGCTTTGACGATTAGATCATCTGGCAGAGAGATTACTTAAGGAGCTAACATGAAAGATTTTCTAATGATGCCTAAAGGCTTTATGGGTTTACCGTCTGAGGAGGAATTTGTAACTCCAGCAGAGAATAAAAAGAACTTTGCTATTGCGGTACAGGATTGGAACTACGGCCCTGAAATGCCAAGCAATGATACAAAAGAAAACAAAGAGTTTTATGCTGCTTTAGCAGAGGCTATGCAATGTGATGAGAAAGACGCTAGACGTAAGCACTGCTCTAACTGTGAATATTATGACAATAGCTTAATGACGCAGGTTAAGATTGAACGCATACCGATGGCTGGATATGACGAGGGCTATGGCTTTAGAGGTCATTGTGAGAAGCTAAACTTTATCTGCAATGATATGCGAGTGTGCCAGGCGTGGGAAGATAGAGAGGATGATTGACAAAATGCGTCAGTGTGAGAAAATAAGTGCGCTGAGTTTAATGAGCAACCAGCAGCTCCCAATGCCCTATTAGGAGACATGATGCTAGTATCTGTTACAGAATCTATTACAGACGAGCATTTGCTGGAAGTGTATGCTGACCCTTATATCAATAAGATTGGTCACGATCACCGACCTGCCGCACCCATCATCCACCCTAATGTTACTTACTTGTCCGCATGGATAGGTAAAACTTTTGCTGGCGCATTTATGGTTATTAAACAGAGTGCAGTTGAATTAGAGCTTCACGCATTGCTTAAAAAATCATCACTTAAAGAATCACGTGCATTAGGATTAGCTTGTATTGCATGGGCTTTTTCACATCCTATTTTGCGTGTTACTGCTTATGTTATTGAAGGCTTAGAGGAAGCAAAGAATTATTGCTTGAAGCTAGGCTTTAAACAAGAAGGTTGCAGACGTTGTGCGTGTGTACAAGGTGGCATAGTTAAAGACGTTTATATGCTGGGTATGACTCGGCAGGAATGGAGAACAGCATGAGTTTTGTTGGCGATTTAATTGGTGATGTAGTTGGTGGAATTACTGGTGCTAAGGCGGCTGGTAAGGCTGCACAAGCTGGGGCTGCTACGCAAGCTGCTGCTGCACAGGCTGGCATTGATGAGCAACGCAGACAGTTTGACAAGCTAGTCGAGCTAATGTCACCGTATGTGACTGCTGGTACTGAATCAATGGCGGCTCAAAAAGCATTGATTGGGTTATCTGGCCCAGAGGCTCAAGCGGCAGCAATAGCTCAACAAGAACAATCCCCTATATTTCAAGCATTAACACGACAAGGTGAAAGTGCTATCTTACAAAACGCATCTGCTACTGGTGGATTGCGTGGCGGTAATGTGCAAGCAGCATTAAGTGAATTTAGACCGCAAATACTTAACTCACTAATTGAACAACAATACGGCAGACTTGGTGGCTTTACTAAGCTAGGTCAAGCATCGGCAGCAGGTCAAGCTGAACAAGGTATGGCTTCAGCAGATTCAATTGCTAACCTACTTGCAAACCAAGGTGCAGCTACGGCTGGCGGTCAAATAGCTAGGGGCAATGTAAATAGACAAGCCTTTGGTGATTTATTAAGCATTGGTAAGTCAGTCGCAGGTATGAAATCTGCAGGTGTTTTTTAGGAAAATTATATGGCTATAAATCCATTACAGAAACCGATTGATTATGCTGGAATGTTTCCGCAGGTAGATATTGGCAAAGGCATCGAGGAGCTTAGTGACACAATCATTAAAGCTAAAGAGGCAAGCGACTTAAGAACTCAAGCAGCGCAATATAAGGTTGATTTAGAGGAAACTATAAATAACCCTACGCAAGAAAAATTTGCTCAATTTACGCTTAAATACCCAAAGCAATATCAATCAACTGAAGCTGCACGTAAGGCTTATGGTGAGGAAAAAGTTAAGAATGACTTTAATCAAGGCTTTGAGATATCAACTGCCTTAGAGAATGTCAATCCTGATGTAGCCAAAAGCAAACTAGAAATAATCATTGAAGCTAAAAAGAACTCTGGCGAATCGCCTTTAGTCTATGAGCAAATACGTGATGCTATAGATAGAGGTGATATAACTGAAGCTCAAGCTGGGGTTAATGCTGCATTAGTAATTATTGATCCAGAACGCTTTAAGAAAACGGTAGAGGCTCAAGTGGCTGCTAGAAAAGCACCTAGCGATGTAACTGAAGCGGTTGCTAAAGCTGATAAAGCTGTAGCTGATGCCGATATTGCTTTAGCTACGGCTGGCACAGCATTTGAACGAGAAGCAGCTATTCTAAAAAAAGCACAGGCAGATGCTGACAGAGCTGATATACAAGCACAGTTTGAGGAAAGAAACCAAAAGGCAGACCTTAAAAAGAAAGCGGCTGACTTAGGTTTAACTACTGCACAAACTAATGAAGTATTTGTTAGAACTAGGAAGCTAGGAACTGAAGCTAAAAAAGCAGCTTTAGAATTAGAGGCGTTTAAAAAATCAGGTGGACAAGACCCTGACAAAGTATTTCAGCAAGAGGAAAAAATCCGTAAAGAATATCAAACTCGCACAGGAAAATACAGAGAGTTAGATGGCACGTTTTCAAACATCAAAACATCAGCAGCATCAGCAAATGGCCCTGGCGATATTGCTTTGATTACTAGCTTTATGAAAATGCTAGACCCTGGCTCTGTAGTGCGTGAAACTGAGTTTGCAACTGGTCGTGATACTGCTGGCTTGTATGCTAACTTGCAAAACCAATTACAAAAAGCACAGAACGGTCAATTCTTAAATTCAAAACAACGTCAACAGTATGTTACTTTGTCGCAGCAGTATTTAGATGCTTCAAAGAAAAGAGCCAATGAGGAAAAAGAATCACTTGGCAAAGTTGTTAAGAATTATGGATTAAATCCAGAAAACGTATTTGGTATTGAAGCACCAGTCGCAGCACCAGCAGCACCAGCCGCAACATTATCTGCTGCAGAACAAGCTGAACTTGCAGAACTCCGTAAACGATTTAAGGCGGGAACATAAATGAGTGACCAAGACGATCTCATAGCTTTACGCAGGTTGGCTGAATTAGAGGCTAAAGCTAGTGGACAAACGCCAACAGTAGAGGTCACTGCACCTATGCCTACTGAAGCAGAGAAAGCTGCCTTTGAAAAAGAGATGGCTGATCAAGGTTTCTTTGAAGGCATTGGTGAATCCATAACTGGCACTAGACGAGCCACACCAACAACTGAATCATTGCCTGACTATGCTGCTATGCCAGAGTTAAACACTTTTAGCATGGCTTCATTTAAATCAGGGCTTGGCACTATGATGACGAGCCCAGAGGAAACTGTGCAGGTTATTCAAGCCAACTTCCCTGGTGTTAAAGTAACGCAGGATGAAAAAGGCAATTACTTATTGCAATCATCTATTGATGGCAAATCGTATGCAATTAAGCCAGGCTTCCAAGTAAGCGATATACCGCGTGCTGCTGGGGCTGTGGCGGCTTTTACACCTGCTGGTAGGCTTGCTACCATTCCTGCTGCTGTAGGCGGTGCTGCGGCTACACAAGCGGCAATAGAGGCATCACAAGCAGCAACAGGTGGTGAGTTTAATCTAGGTGAGGTTGGTATGGCTGCGGCTACTGCACCAATAGCTCCATTGTTATCACGTGTTATTCCACCAGCTTTTCAAGCTGTAAAAGAGGGTGTTAAGAATGTTGTGGGCAGAATGGCCCCTGCCGTTGCCCCTGCTGTAGCACCAGCCGTTGCGCCAGTGGTTGCACCTGCGGTTGCTCAAGTAACAGATGATGCCGTTAATTTGTTGGTTCAAAAAGCATCTGGTCGTGGTTTTGGTTCAACTGCTGCACGTAATCGTTTGGCTGACCTTGCTCAAATTAACGTGGCGGCTAAAGAAGCGGCAGATCGTCTTGGCATTGAGTTACCTGCTGACGTATTTAGTGACAGTCCACAAGTAAGGGCTGCGGCTGGCTTAACTAGGTCTGTGGCTGGCAGTGATATAGAAGCTGCATGGAGAACTACAGTAACAAATGCAGTGGATAAAGCAGACGATATACTTAAACAATTTGACGCTACATTTGTTGAAGGTGCAGTTGCGCCAGGCGTTGTATCACAAAAAATTAAAGATTCACTCACATCAACAAGGTCTAGCCTAAACAAAGAAGCAGGTAAGATTTATAACTTAGTTGATGAAGCAGTGCCAAAGACAACCATTGTTACATTGCCAAAACTTAAAGAAACACTTGATTCTGTTAAAGCAGAGGTTGGCGATAGAGGTATGTCGGCAGCAGAACAAAACCTTGCAAAAATGATAAGTGAGGGCAAAGTTTCTTATGGTCGTTTGATGCGTGAGAAAACACTTATCGGCAAAGCATTAAGCAAACTTGATTCACCTTATGGCAGCATGGCTGAAGCTGATTTAAAACGCTTATATGCGGCCTTGTCTGACGATCAATTAACCAATGTTGCTAACATAGGCGGTGAACCTTTACGCCAACAACTACGTGCTGCTAACTTATTGTATGCAAAAGAACGTGCATTAGGTCAGCGCATTGTTAATGCGTTTGGTCAAGACATCGAGGGCAGCGTTGCTAACAAGATGCGTACTGCCATCACCAGTGCTGCTAAAGGCGATGCTGGCGAGTTTAATCGTTTGCTTAAGTCTGTGCCTAAGGATTTGCAAAAAGAAACGATTGCTACGGCTTTGGCATCGGTTACACGATCAGCTAGAGGTGCAGAGAAAGGTGGTTTTGGTTTTTCAGAGTTTGCAGATATCTATCCTAAACTGCGTGCTAACCCACCTGTTTATAAAACCATCGTTGATACGCTAGGCAAAGATTCAGCAGATACATTGCGTGACTTGTTTGAAATATCAAAACGCATTACTGAAGCCAGAGCCAATGTATTAACAACTGGTAAGGCAAATCAAGCATTTGCAAACCCAGAAGGTTTAATTGGTAAGGTAATGGAAAGTAGTCTAGCTCAACGTGCAGCAACAACTGTGGTAAGCACTGTGCCTGGCGGTGGTGCTATTGCGCCAGACATAATTAATTTTATGTCAAAAGGTGCTAATGAACGTGTTAAGGCAGCAGGTAAACTATTTGCAGATGAGAACTTTCAAAAACTTGCTATTGATTCTGCTAAAGGCACACCAAGCACAGCCACACTTAAGGCTACAGTAATGTCAAACGCATTTAAAAAGTTTGCAGATGCAGCTAAGTTACCAACATCAGTGGATGCAAGATTACAATGGCTACAACAAGCAGTGCAAGCTGAACGCCAATTCGATCAGGAGAGTAAATAAATGTCATTATCTGTAAACCCACCCTACCCGATATTTGCGGAAGCCGATGGTCAGCCACTAGAAAATGGTTATATCTGGATTGGTGCTGCTAACCTTGATCCGCAGACTAACCCTATCAATGTCTATTGGGATTCTGGTCTTACCATTACTGCTGCACAGCCTATTCGCACATTAAATGGCTATGTTGTATATCAAGGAACGCCATCACGATTTTATACTGATGAAAATTACAGTATTCGTGTAATGGATAAAAACGGTAATACTGTATATACATCATTGAGTGGTAATTCGTTTGGATTATCTGGTGGAAATGATGTTATTACAGCAACGGATGGGCAGACAGTATTTAATATAAATTTTACCTATGCTGCAGGACTTAACAGTTTATTTGTTTTTGTAAATGGAAGTAAGCAAATCGTAACGCTAAACTACACTGAAACATCAAGTACATCAGTTACTTTCTTAACTGGCTTAAATGCTGGTGACGTAGTTCAGTTTATTGGATTCTAAAAAGGGGTTTTATCATGTTAAAAACAGTATCATCAATTACAAACGCCATCGGTGCGTTAAATTACAAAGGCACATGGAACGCCTCTACCAATAGCCCAACTTTAGCATCTGGTGTTGGTACTAAAGGCGATTACTACGTTGTTAGCGTTGCTGGATCTACAAATTTAGATGGTGAAACATTATGGGGTGTTGGTGACTGGGCTGTTTATAATGGAGCAGCATGGCAAAAGGTTGAAGGCGGTAATACTATTAACGCTACTACTGTAAGCGCATCAACCAGTGTTACAACACCTATTATTCAAGCAACAAGTTCTGCTGGTGGTACTATTAAAAATAATAGTGGAACTAATCAATTACAGTGGGGTTCTGGTGGTGGTAGTAACTTATCACTTGAAGTAGCAACTAACATTAATCCTGCTAATGCTGCAGTAAACATTAGCCCAACTGGAACTGGTACTGTAACTATTAACCCAGCAACTGCCAGTACGATGAATAATGTTGCGATAGGTGGCACAACACCATTAGCAGGTGGTTTCACTACTGTCAAAGCTGCAACAACAGTTGGAGTAGGGGCAGCAACACCATCAGCGTCAGGCGCAGGTATTACATTCCCTGCCACACAATCAGCCAGTACAGATGCTAATACGCTAGATGATTACGAAGAAGGGACTTGGACACCTTTATTAAATGGGTCTGTTTCACTTGGAACGGCAACATATATAAAAATAGGTAAATTTGTTACTTGTCAAATTTCTGCATACAACGTAACCATTTCATCTATTGGGGTAGGGACAAATTTATTTTTAACAGGATTTCCCTTTGCAATTAATGCGAATGCATATCATATTCCTTGCGCTCAACAAGCTAATGTAACTTACGGGTTAATTGATGGCAACGGAACAAATTGGAACATGGGTGTCGGAGGGACAGCATTAGATTTTCAATCAGTTACTCGTACTACATTTGGGTCAACTGCTGATATGAGCTTTCGCTTTAGATTTATGTATGAATCAACTAATTAATTAAAAATTTTATTAGCCTGATTGGATTAGTCAGGCTGGACACAACAAGGAGAAACACAAATGGCATTAACAAAAGAAGTAAAGATTGACCAAATTACAGTAACAGAGCAAGGAATTATTCTTTATCGTGAAGCTACACGCATACTAGAAGACGGTGTGGAATTATCAAAAACCTATCACCGTAGTTCATTATCCCCTGCATCAGACTTAACAGACGTACCAGCTAACGTAGCAGCTATCTGTAACGCAGCGTGGACAGATGAAGTTGTAGCAGCTTATCAAGCATCTCAAGTAGTTGTTGAGGAAGTAGTTTAATTTTAGCCACTATAAAGGAAATAAAATGACGGCTTTAATACCAAAATATGAATATGCAGGGTCAAGCACGAATAGGCCCATCAATATTAAATTTCAAGAATCTATTTCAGCAAAAGATTTTGGCGCAAAAGGCGATGGAACGACAGATGACACTGCATCTATTCAAGATGCAATCAATGCTGCTTCTGCATTAAAAAGTAATGTTTATTTTCCTGCTGGTACATATAAAATTTCAACTACCCTAAACATGATAAATAAAGGCGTATCACTATATGGTGCTGGCGTTAATGCGTCTATTTTGCAAGCTGCAACTGGGTTTAACTCAACCCTTATTAATATGCTTAATACGCCAAGTACCAGTGGTGTGACAAGTGAAGTCATACAAGATTTAACTTTATCAGGTGCGTACGGTGCAGCATCGGTTGGATTAGATCAAGCCTATACAAGTCGTGCAATTATGTGTAACGTCAATGTAAAAGGATTTAATGTTGGCATTAGACAAGTTAATAACTTTACTTTTTACGCTGAACAAGTTATAGCGCAAGATTGTCAGATTTGTTGGCATTTAGTGGGGTCTAATCATAACTCTGAATATATGCGTTGTGGTGCTGTTGCGTTTGGTAATTCTTACGGTGGCATAGGTAAAGGTCTATTTATTGAATATAGTGGTAATGACTCGCAACAAAACTCATTGGCTTTTAGAGGCTGGGATATTGAGTTTGGTCAAGGTGATGGCGTTGTTGCTGGATCAACAAGCACGATTATTTTTGATAACTGCTACATGGAAGAAGTTGGCGGAGCAATGTTTACTAACAATGATGGTAACATTATTGTATCAGGCGGTTTTTACTTAATTAAAGATACATCTAGCTTTTTGGTATTCCCTTCTGCTGGCAATGGTAAAACATACTTTACTGACAAAGCACTTATTTCAAGCGATGGATCTACTAGAACATACGCATCAATTATTAAATCAGGTGGATTAGGCAGCGTTGTATTTGAAAGTTCAACAATATTTCAAAATCAATTAACTACTGCTGGCGTATTTACGGCTACTAACTTAGGTAAACTTGGTATCCCTGCGCCATATTTAAAACCGCAAGGCAGACTATTTTCATTTTTTGCTTACACAGGCACTGCAACTAGCGCAACGACTAATGACGCGCAGACAATAACTTGTACTGCGTCAGGTAACATTAGCGTTAGCCAACAAATGATCCTTCAGCCTTTCATTGGTGAGCAATGTTTAGTTGTTATCAAATATGCGTCAAATACTGCGGTGTCAGTTACTTTTGTTAATGCGCCAGGTCAGTCCTCGCCAATTGGAAGCATTGGCACACTGCCTGATAGCGCAAGCAATATTTACACTGCAATATTCCCTGTAGCAAGTATATCTGCCGCTACACAAGATTATATTGAGTTTTGGAAAGGTGCTGGTTGGACTACAAATGATTTTTTAACACTATATGAAGTATGGTTATTTGATAGTGCCGCAATTAAAAATGGTTCTCTTGCGTTAGGATAAATAATGGAAAAATTATTCTCACTTTTTATGAAACTGTCTAGCAAACGCATCCCAGTGCCGTTGGACAAACAGGCCCACTACTGGACTGGTTCTATACTAGGCTTTGTAAGTTATATTTTTATTGGCTACTGGGCTTTGCTTGTTGTCGCATTGATAGCACTTGCTAAAGAAGTGTATGATTATAACCACCCAAACCATACGGCTGATGTCTGGGATTGGGTAGCAACGGTTTTAGGTGGTGTATTAGGTTTAATTTTAGGAGAAGTATTATGGCAACTAATAGTCAGATAGCATTTACGCCACTTGGCGAGACACTTGTGATTGCGGCAGCAGCCGTAGCACCAACAGGTTTACAAGCCACAGTTTACGCTAAGTATGATGCGTCAAACGCTGGTCAGTATCGTGTTATAAACGCTGGTACAAACACAGTATTCTTAGGCACTGGCTCAACGGCAGCAGAGGCTACAGCTAATGCAGTAGCACCAATAGCAGGTGATCCATCACCAGCCATCGTATTAGTGCCAGGCACAGTTGAGATATTGCGCTTTGCTACAGGCACATTCTTTAGCGGATTAGCGGCAGCAGCAACGACTGTTTATATCGTACCTGGTCAAGGTATCTAATGTCATGGATCAGAGTGTTCTTAACCTTGTCATAATGACAGTAGGTTCAGTCTTTGGTTGGGTGCTGCGTATGTTATGGACAGCATCGCAGGAACTTAAGGCTGACTTGGCAAAGTTGCGTGAGGAATTGCCTAAAGAGTACGTTGCTAAAGATGATTATCGGCAAGATGTTAAAGAGCTGAAAGACATGATTAGTAAGTTATTTGATATCTTGGAAAATCGCAGATCAATTTAATACTATTTAAAATGAAACAATTTTTATATTTAGTCTTAGGTTTAATTATTGGTGGTTTATTAGCCGTAGGGGTATCTCATGCGGATCAAACAACGATTAACTACAAAGGGCAGCCAGTCCCAAGTGCAATGGCCCCTTCAATGTCAGCTTTCAGTCAAGATGTTTGCGGCATTGGTATCAGTGGTGCTGTCAACGGTGGCGTATTTTCTGTAGCTGGTGGCACAATGGTCACAGACAACAATTGCGTGCGCTTACGCTGGGCAAAGTTCTTAAGTGATAGTGGGTTAAAGGTTGCAGCAGTATCGTTGGCCTGTGCAGCAACACATGAGAATTGGGTGGCAATGGAAATGTCTGGCTCACCCTGTCCTATTGGTGGTGCAATTGGTGATGCAGCTAGGAAGGCGTGGTATGACTTACACCCCGATTGGTTTGAGGAAATCTATGGTAAGAACTTTGTTCTTATTACTCCTCTGCCTGATAACTCTAAGGAGTAATTATGCTCAAGCAAATTGTTACGCAAGTCAGTGGTCATCTTACGGCCCTGTTTTTTCAAGCCTTAGCGTTGCTCAAGGCACTAGTCTGCAAGCCTGTCAGTTACTTGCGTGCCAAATATACCCGAATATCCCAGAATGCCCGCAATTTTTATCTCCTGAACCTCCTGCGTGTTCCGACAGGGTCGAATATCAATCTATTGCGTGTGAACCTAATAACAGTGGGGCAGTTAATCAAAGCCGCACTTATCAGTGTAAAAGTCAATCTTTTACAGATTGGGTCACTACTTCTAACAATTGCACGCCAAATCCGCCAACTTGTACCTACAGCGCAATCACCGAGGAAAGGCAAACCTGTGGGGATAACCAAATCGGCTCGATCACCTATAAGCGTGAGCAAAACTGTCCAGACCAATACGGTCAGCCCATTGATTCAGGATGGTACGAAATATCAAGGTCGTGCCAAGCGGCACCGCCAACGTGTCAAACAACCGTTGAAAGCCAAGCCTTAGTATGTCCAGTAAACTTTTCAGGGACAATACAGCAAGCCAAGACAAACACTTGTCCAGACCCTTATGGTCAACCAGTGCAAGGCAGTTGGGCCACTGTGTCCAATTCATGCACACCAGACCCAGCAACGTGTTCAGCATCAACGCAAATTAGGACTTTATCGTGTCAAGAGGATTACGTGGGGGCGATAACAGAGAACAGGATGTCGAGTTGCGCAACACCTTACAGCGAGCCTGTGTGGAGCAACTGGATTGTGACGCAGGACACTTGCGTCAAGAGTCCAACCAACGTAACGAATATGAGCAGTCCATTGAATCCAGTCAGTCCAATAGCACCATCGATGCAGGAAACAGTGGTGCAGCAACAAGAGCAACCAGCAATGGAAATGCCGAGCATACCAGCTACCCCTGCGCCCACTGCAACGACTACGACACAAGAGACAACACAAACACCTACAGCACCGCAAGCACCCAAGGGCAAGGAATTAGTGCCAGGCTTTGGGATTGTGTTGAGCCTAGAGATTTTAAACAAGCCTATGCAGATTCAAGAAATTCAATTGAACGATGCACTGGCATACCAGCAGGAGTTACCGTATGAGCTTAAAGGAAACCAAGGAATCTTACTCGAACTACTCAGCGAAAACGCTATTATTAGTGATTTTTGGAGTATTAGCACCGCTAGGTGGGACAGTTTACGTAGGAATAACGACTTACAACCGTGTTATAGCTGCGACTGAAGCCATTGAAGCTGCCAAGCCTTACGATGATACTGAGTTAAGGGCTGAGGTAAACGCACTTAAGGTTCAACTGGCTGCACAGCAACAATCAGTCAATACAGTTAAAGATGCTATGGTCACTACATCTAACCAGCTTGTATCGATGCAAGAAAAGGTGTCTAACGCTATCGGAACGGCTAATGAGGCTAAGGCCATCACTAACGGTAACGTGCGTGAAACGGCTGCGTCTTTGTTGGGGGTGCGTGAGGAAATGAAAGCAACCAGAGAAGGCATTGAATCACAACTTAAAGCACTTAAACGTGCTACTTCTAACCCACTAGGAAATTAATTATGTTATCTATAATCTCAGGTCTATTAGGCATCGGATCATCTGCCTTACCAAGCATATTAGGATTCTTTCAGCAGAAGGGTGATCAGAAGCATGAAATGGCTATGGCTAGGTTGCAGACTGAACGTGAAACTGCGATG